TCGTAGAAAAACTTGCGTCACTGTTTAAGGCAAGTGCAAGCTCATTTAGCGTGTTGAGTGTCTCTGGTGCTGATGCTACCAAGTTGGCAATAGAGTTATTAACATAACTAACATTGGCAAAATTAGTATCATTAGTAAAACTACTTAATGCAGTAGGTCTGTTACTAACAGATGTCCAGGCAATGCTACTGTTTGATAAGTCAACTGGCCCGCCAGTGACAAACACATTTCCGCTAGCTGTTACGGGCACAGACCCAATCTGTATTCCATCTATTCTTAATAATTTTTTAGTCATTGCTTATACCTTAAACAGTTTTCGTAAATTCAACAGCGTCAAATGTATAGAAGCTGGCATCACCTTGAACACTGGTGTAGTACAAGGTCAATTTATTGCCGTCGCTTAGTCTTACATCAACTATGCCATCTGGATAGGAGTCGTTAGACTTGAGTCTCGGTCCTACACTAAAGCTAACATTTGACGGAGTGTATCCGTCTTTAACCAGCATGACATCAAACAATTCAGTGTAGGTATAGTAGTCGTTGTGCAATCTTATAGTAATTTTTGCTGCTATAACATCTGCCGAGCTGGCTTTCCAAATTTCAAATTCACTGCTGAACGCACTACGAACAGAATATGGATTACCTTTAACTGTTTTTGTAGCGCCGGAAATTGTAACCTGGCTGTTTGACACAGCTGGCATACTTACAACTCCAGTGTTAGCTACAATAACTTCCGCGGAACTATTTTTAATTCTGTCAACGCTACCAGTCCAGGCCGTAGACTGTACAGTACTGTCCGGGAATGTCAGATTACCGTTTTGTTGAAAAGTCCAACGATTGTCTGTAGGATTTCCGCCTGCTGAAATATACACATTGCCATTGGTGCCATCGCCGTAGCTCTTTATTTCGATATCATTGAAATGGCCTGTTTGATTGCGAGTTTTCGTACCAAAAAGAATGAATCCATATGAATCACTAAATGTGATTTGTTTATCTGATGTTTCGAAACTAAAATAATGGCTGTCGCCATCCTCTAGTATAATACTTTGTGTACTTGTTTTTATTCCATTGGATCTAATTTGAAGATTACTGGAGCCATGCATCAATGATGTAAATTCTAACTTCATTGATTGATCTTGCGGAACTACAATAGTTCTTCCAGACTGGAAGGTTCCGTCCGTCCAAGTAATACCCGGCAAACTTGTTGGTGCTGGGCTTGCGTTCATGTTAGTCTGTGGTAAGGTTAAGTTACCATCGGTGCCAAATCTCCAACTGTTTCGACCTCCAATAACAATGATGAATGTGGCATTTGATGTGCCACTTGTGACTGTTATAAGATCGCCGTTGGTGTACCCAGTACCGGCAGTGGCTATCTCAATAGTGCTGGCATATCCACCAGTCTCTGCAACATTCACAGTCAGTCCAGTTCCTGAGCCGCCTGTTGTGGCCAAGTTAGATCTAGGATTAGCTTCCCAACTGCCGGTGGTGCTGTTGATAACGGCAACATCGGATGGCACACCATTAGGAACCTTTATCCCCAACGCCTGGATGGTATCTATGTTGCCGGTGGTGTCAAATGTCCAAGCCGCCTGGCTAGACAAATTTGCAGTGGTGGCTCGTAGTTCTATGTTGCCGCCATCAACCAACTTGACATAGTGAAAGTCATTACCTAAGTACAGTTCAGTGGAACCGCCACCTGCGGTCAAGTGTACATGATCACCATCAGCGGCCGCAGTTGGGTAAATTAGCAATGCTTGGTTAGCGTTGGCACCACCCGAGGGTGTGAGTTTGATAGCACCAGTAAGTCCGCCACCTTCTGCAATGACGCCGCCTGCAGGTAATGTCAGGGTGCCATCTGCATTCCAATACCACGATTTGATTACTTGGGTACCACTACCGTCGCGATAGCCAATGTCCAAGGTAGCATTGTTTTGTGCTACATAGAAGTTTGAGTTAATGGCCATATTTGGGGCCACGGTTAGATTAGCGTTTTCCCACATCAACTGTGAATATTGATCACTCTGCATAGTGATACTTTCACTAACTGGTGCCAAGATTTTTGAGCCTGGAAATTGTGTTGTACCAGTGTTGCCAAATGTCCAAACATTATTGTTAGCAGTTATGTAAACTGGAGAATTGTTATCAGCTGGTATTTGTACATAACTATCGACACCACCCAAAGATAAGCCAGAATCATTCAGAACCACTGACCCGCCGACGGCTGACAGTCTGATAGCACCATTGACACTCGTGGTAGATGTACCTGCAACTAAATTAATATTACCCGCAGCATTCCAAATGTTGTTACCTGATGCGATTGTCACTGAACCGCCAGGACCTTCGTTTATTGTTGATCCAGCAGTAATTGTTATATTGCCACCATTGCCCGTAATGGTGTCGCCTGCTCTGACGTCAAAACTACCACCGTCTCCGGTTACTGCATCCCCAGCTTTAACATTAAGATTACCACCATTGCCCGTAGTAGTGTCACCTGCTCTGATACTAAGAACACCAGCATTGCCAGTTACAGAGGTGCCTGTTTTAATAGTAAGATCGCCGCCTTCGCCTGTTATAGTTTCTCCTGCCTGTACGGTAAGATCAGCACCATCTCCAATAATTGTTCCTAAGGCTTTAATATCACCAGGAATGGTTAGATTTCCTGTGTCATCAAACTGCCAAATTTGCTCGTTAGCACCTTGGTTGGTGAGGATTCGTACTGGGGCAGCATAATTTCCACTGGTCTCTGTGTAAGCACGAACAGTTAGACCATCCCCGTCTTGTCTAATACTACTGTTAACACCGCCAGCAACCGCGCCGTAGTCCCATACGATACCTCTATTAATACCGCCAGTTTGGCCACTGAATGTTACATCACCTGTTTCGGAAAGTGTAAAGGTTTCTGTGCTGTTGATCAAACTGGATACTGTTGTGCTACCTGTCCAGGCTGTGGTCTGTACAGTGTTATCTGGGAATGTTAGATTACCATCTATGCCAAAGTTCCAAGTCTTGTCTTCTAATGTTATTCCGTCTCGTGTTTTTACAAATACATTACCGTTATCGCCGTCAGCAACTACTGACGCAGAATTAAATGTTGTTGTTCCGCTGCTGATCAGTGTTAATAGATCATCAGAAGTGACTACTCCAGGAACTCGTAGGTTACCTGTGTTTTCAAAACTAAATGTTTTGTCGCCGGAAACAATGTCAATGTTAGAAACCAGTTCTTTCCATAATAGATAAGAATCCTGAGCAGTCTTTGCTATTGGTGGAAAATTGGAAGGTGCTGGTAGTACACCGCCAGGAGGCGTGTACGACATTATCAGCGGATATGCTTCCCAACTTGGCATACCTGCCCAGGGTCTAGTTTGTGGCGAAATTGCTCCTGCATCTTCATCACGCACAACTTCCCATAATGTTTCATTACCAAACCAAGCATCTTTGGCTTCTTGAATAGCTGTAGCATTTGTGCTGTTAGTGGCTCTGTAGATTTTTGCTGTTGCTATTTGATTAACATTAGCTAGCATAGCAGACTGTGGAGGCAATGTCAGTGTACCATCTGAACCAAGGATTACAGTTTTAGTACCGTTTTCAATTCTATTTGGTATACCTGCATCAACTGGTCCCCAAGTTCCGTTGCCTAACAGTGCATTAGCAGAATTGCCATCTAGGTTTATAGAAGCAATGTTGCCAATTCCAGAAATATTTCCAATTTGTATATTAGAAATGTTGCCGCCATTACCAATTAAGTTTACAGCAGAAATTGAACTAAATCCACTTATGCTTGGAGCAGGACTTGCATTTATAGCTTGTATGCCCGTACCAACTATTAATGTTCCAGTAACAACCGTATCAGAGGCAGTAATATTGCTGGTTGTTAACGTATTTGTATCTGAAGTATAATTTAAATCAACATCAGCTCTTATATACTGACCTTCAGATCGTTGTTCAACAAATACTGGATAAAAGACTGTGGTCAACCCATTGGTGTCAACAATATCAACTAAGCCAGTAAATGCAACGTTGGCTAAACTATTTGTTAAAGAATTGATATTGCTTTGTAAATTACTATCCGCTAGCACACGAGCATTAGCTTCGTTACTGACTGCTTGGATACGAGCAGTGATTTCTGAACTGATGTTTGCCTGTAGGTTAGCTTCAGCTGCGGTTGCACGATTGATTTCGGCAGTTAAGTTAGATCCCGAAGTACTACTAATATTGCTCAATGCAGATAATAAATTGCCATCAGCACTTTGGAAGGCCGTAACTATCTCAGACAAACTGTCTAGTGCAGCTGGATCAGAGTTGTTAAGTATGTTGTTAATCTGACTTTGCAAATTAGATGTTGCAGTACTACGAAGATTGGCTTCGTTGCTTACAGCAGTATTAACATAGGCGACATTGGCAAAATTGGGCCCGTTGGTAAACTGATTTAAATTAGTCGGGACGCCAGAAAGGTCTGCATATGCACCGCTAGTAGATACATTGGCAAAATTAGGTTTACCGGTAACATTGGCCCAGCTAATGTCACTGCTGGATAAATCCAATGGTGCAGTTAATGTTGCTTTACCAGATGGCGATTCACTGATTACAATGTTTCCAATGGTAATCGATCCTGGGCCAACCAGAATAGAGTGCCAGCGATGTGTGCTATTTCCTAAAAATCTGGTATTGTCTGTGTCAGGAATAATATTAGCATTAAACGCATTAAAATTTGGTCGATTGATCAAGTCTGGATAGCTGCCAGACTTGGCCACTGTGGCTAAACTGTTATCTAAAGCAGTGATATTGCTTTGTAAACTTGTATCTGCCAGAGCACGAGCATTGGCTTCGTTACTAACTGCTAAGGTACGAGCATTAACTTCAGAGGTAATGTTGCTCTGTAGGGCCAATTCGGCAGCAGTTGCTCTATTAACTTCGGCTGTAATATTTGACTGCAATGTTGTATCAGCAGCAATACGGGCATTGGCTTCGTTGTTAACTGCTATAATACGAGCGCCTTCTTCAATTGCAATACTGACCTGCAATCGAGTATCGTCAGCCTCTCTTATTAATGCTTCGGTATTGATATTGCTTTGCAAAGTTGTGTCGGCTGCAACTCGAGCATTGGCTTCGGCTGTAATATTACCTTGTAGTGCAGTATCTGCGGCAGCACGAATGTTTATTTCGTTATTAATAGCTGTTGTACGAGCATTGGATTCAGCTGTAATGTTGCTCTGTAGATCGGCATCAGCAGCAATACGAGCATTAGCTTCGGCCGTGACATTACTATTGATACTTGTTACAGTTGACACTACTTCGGTAAAGCTATCAAGTATACTAGCATCAAAATTTGAAAGAATATTGTTAATCTGTACTTGCAGGTTAGCATCAGCAGCAATACGAGCATTAGCTTCAGCAGTAATATTACTTTGTAAACTGATGTCACTGGCAATACGAGCATTAGCTTCGTTATTAATATTAGTCTGTAATACTGTTTCAGCAGCAAAGGCTCTGGCAACTTCAGAATTTAAATTTGACTGTACTGCTGTTATCAATGTTTTTAAGTTAGCAGCCAGTGCTGGATCGTTATCTAGACTAACAGATATTTCCCCAAGGGTATTTAGACCAGGTGATGCATTTCCAACCAACTGAGTCAATGATGCAGAGACATTAGCAGCTAATGCAGAGACATTAGCACTAACATTTGCAATTAAACCCGTAACAGTAGAAGTAGTATTTGCAACAGTTGCAGCAACAATTGGTCCCAAGTTTCCTTCTAGGTAGCTGGTAATCCAAGTTCTGGTTGTAGGTTCAGTAGGTATAATAACACCACCAGGTGTTACACCATTATGAACTCGAAGAGTTAAAAGAGTAGTGTCAAGGGTTATTTCGCCAATTGGCCCAATATAACTGTTGTTTACTGTAAGATTACCACGCTTGAGTAAAATCTGTCTTGCGTCTAAGTCGATTGTTTGGTTATTAATAGTCATTATATACTTCCGCCGTCAATTGTTGTGAAATCGTCTGTGCTAGTTTCGCCTTCAAGTGGAGGCATTTCGGCATAGTAGCCTGGTAGAACAATCAGATCAATTGGAACATGATAATTATCATCAATATATGCAGGTCTCTCAACATTGGTGCTGATGTTAATAACTCTAAAAGTTAATTTATAGTTTCTTTGATTTAAATCGTTTGCATGTGCCTTAGTAATAATAAACCTGCCAAGTCCTTTAACTAAATCAGTTCTTTCCACTGCATACGAGCGAACAGTTAATTGATTAACTGGATCTTGTATGTCAACCTGCACCGCATAAGGTGTAATGTTTACGCCTTTTTGGTCTTGATTACGGACCCGTACTTGTATAGCATTGTCTATACCTTGATAGATTGTCACAGGTCTAGCGTACATTTCTCTGTTCCTTGTAGTAAAAATTGTAGGATCCCAAAATCTCAGGTCCACTGTATTTGGATATAAATAGATTGTTATCATTATTTTAATATTTACCACTGTGGAAGAAATCGAACAGTTGCTTAACCGCTACCCCTTTATAACATACCTAGTTTATGGCGGCAACGAATATATAGGTATAATTCAGAATTCAGACGAACAGATAACCACAATCTACGATTTTGGCAGCGTCTGCGTTCCTGATCAAAAGAAAAGATTCCTAGAATTAGGCGAACAATGGTGGTGGGAGAGCAATAGGATTATTCCTATTAATGTTTTTTTAAAACAAGAATGGGCTGAATTCAAGTTTTGTGTAAAAACTATGAACAGCAAAGATGTTGAGATCCGTATGGGACCTCAGATTAATCTGAAAGAAATGGCTGCTAAACGCAGTAAACGTAGATCAATAACGTTAGTTCGAAAGATCAACTAGGTTCATGTTAACTACCACTAGATGTGCGTAGCCAATACTGTGACTTTTCTTAAAGAAATAGCCGTCGTCCTCGGGCTTACTCCAAACAGTTTTTGCCACTTCTGCCCAGGGCAGGCCAATGAGATGTCTCTTGGCAGGGCGTATTACAGCTAAAAACATAGCCAGCCTGGGTATACTGTTGACTGCTTCGGGCATACGAAGCAGAGTATCGTAGTGATTTCCAATGTGAATTAACTGACTACAAAATTCTGGCTCATAGAGTCTGTGCCAAGCTGGCTCTCTTTCCATTAATTCAATTAAATGATTTTCGTCTTTGACCTGACGATATAGACCCACATTAAGGAAATCAAGTTTTAGATATCCGCGTTTTTCAGCTGCACGATAATCTAGTCCAGCACGATTACTAAAAAGGTCCTGAGGTATATCTGTAACGTAGACTCCAGTATTGTGCGGAGTTGTTTGGCCACGGTCGTCAATTATACTGGCGCCGGTGTGCCTTATCTTGGACAGAATTTGCTGCCTATCAGCAAAGTCAATGTCTACGTCGCTGGTGAATTTTACAGACCTGCTGCTGCTAATATCTGTCGTGCCCACCCAATATCTCCTGGTTCGTGTTTAAATTTTAATTGCCAATGATCAGGATTGATCCAAGGCATAATCATTGCTACCTGATCTTCAGTTAAAGAACCCAAGAACTCAACACCAGAATCGCAGTTGTAGACCAACCAAGGACTAACACAACCAGTTGAAATATGATGTAGTATTCTGTTGGCATTTCCGTAACGGAAGTAGTCTTGATATCCGTTTTTAAGATCAGCCTGTTGCTCGCAGTACTCGGTAATCTCCTTCATACTTCTTTCCAGAGCATCCTGAACATTTTCGTTGCGAAGGTATTGCAATAACCATTCTTCGTATAGCTTGTCTGACACCCAGTAGTCTAATTTTTTATTATTCTTTAGCAACCAATTGGTAAAGGATATAAAATTAATGCAGCGAATGCTTTGGCAATACCTACCAAACTTTACAAAAGAAGTATAATAAGGACTTTCAGCAAAATCGTCGTAGCTTTTTTCTTTTGTGTTTTGAGTCAATCGATGGAATTCTAAGTAGGCCATGAAACCCCATTGTACGCCTTTTTCTTTTTCCTGTTGATACCTACGCTTTTTTTCACAAACGTGTGCCAGCAGTGTAATTTCTTTACTAAAAGATCTCTTGCAATATTTACAAGTATGTTTGGCATTGTTGGCAGGCATACCGGATCCTTGATAGGCTTTTAGTATGTCTGAAATCATAGTTCGGCTTTGATCTGCTTGTCATCCCAGCCCAGATCTCTAGCCAATTTTTGTAATTGCTCAATGGTGTTAAGTTCAGCCATCAGTTCAACTTCATCTCTTTTCAAATAGGGAAATTCTTTTTCAATGAATTTTTGTTTTTTACGATCGCCAGTTTTTTTGGTACTGAGCCAGTAGTGTCGTTTAGATCCAAGTCCAGGACTGACAGTTGTACAGGTCAACCACTGTAACTTATGATGCCTACCAAGATCGAAAAAATTGATAC